GGGATATAACAATCACTTGTCTGTCGCCGATTCGTACGTCTGTTCCCGGGGGTGTGGTAACTGGCACAATTCAGTTCTACGTCAGTTTGATGAGTGACTATGATGTGGCTATCCCCACGTACCAGTCTAAAGAACATAAGATTGTGGCCAACGCTGCGTTACAACGCTTGTCCCCGTCGCTCCATAGTGCCATTGGTGAAGGCCGAGGTTCATCCATGGCGCGAGATGTTGCCGAAGTAGCAGGTAAGCTGTCTTCCGTCCCAGTGATTGGAAGTATGGCATCCGCTGTGCAGTTGGGTGCGTCCGCCGCAGCCTCTGCCCTCAGCTTCTTTGGTTTCACTCGTGCCAACGATGAAAACCCCCCCTCCCCGTGCACCATGCGATCAGTGTCCAATGTCGCGCGGTTTGATGGCCCGGATACCGGAGACATGGCCGCTCTGTCGATTGGAAACTCTATATCGATAGATCCTACGCTAGTTGGTGCTCCGGAGGATGATCAGCTGGCGTTTGAGTCTCTTAGCCAGCGGTGGACCTTGATTAAACGGATGACGTGGAATGTTAATGACACGGGTCTTATTGGGTCCATCTATGTGTCACCGTTCTTTTGCGCCACGCGAGGTACGGCAGGGACCCCTTTGCTGACAACCTCAGGATTTTGTGGACTCCCCTTTTCCTATTGGCGCGCAGACACGGAATACCAGATCATTATTCCCGCTTCGTCCACCCACCGTGGTCGGCTTCAGGTGTACTGGAGTCCTGCCGGCAGCCCTTATTTGTACGATCCAACGAACCTAACCATCAATACGATTATTGACGTGTCTAATCGTGAAATCGTTAACGTTAAGGTGGGTTATGCGCGAGAAGTTCCGTTTCTGGATAACACCGTATTGCCTGACGTAATTGGTATGACGGCGCCAGACAATACTTACAATGGAACACTGCAGTTTAGAATTGTGAACCCGTTGACAGCACAAACTGACACAGCGGACACTACTGTGTTTGTGTTTGCTCGTGCGACGAATGTGCAGTTCGCTGCTCCGCGTGACCAATTCTCGGCCTTCAATGATGAGTTGGCTACGGTCAACATTTCTATGGAGCGAGGAGTCAGGATTTTGCAGTCTAAGTTGCGTTCTGAGGTGTTTGTTCCTGACGGAGGAATGATTCCCGGCGATGACCTTTATTTTGGTGAGGTTGTTGCTTCGGGTCGCGCCATGATGCAGAAACCCATGCGTTTGCCCATCCAGGCCACAGGCGAAGCCGG